AGCGGTTAAAGACGCTAACCCAAAACCTAGTTAATTATGTCAGAGATCAAGGTAAATTCGATAAAAGGGGTAGGAGCTAGTACTGCTGCTATTACTATCAACAATAGTGATGGAACGTGTACTGCTAATTTTACTAACAGAACTAATAAAAATTTATATATTAACGGAGCATGTCTTGTTAATCAACGTGGTTCATCATCTACGTCAGAAGGTTATCAAACTATTGATAGATTCTATGTTGGTTCTGGTGGTACAAACGAAGCACCTACGCAAGCACAAGTTGATGTTGCATCAGGTACAACACCTTACACTTTAGGTTTTAGAAAAGCATTAAAGATAACAAACGGAAATCAGACAGGTGGTGCTGGTACAGCAGATTTCATGTATCTTAAACATACTTTTGAAGCACAAGATATAGCTAATTCTGGTTGGAATTATCTATCAAGCTCAAGTAATGTAACTTTATCATTTTGGGTGAAATCAAGTGTTGCACAATCTTTTAAAGCATATTTTCATACACGACAAGGAACTGAATATCAGTATCCTTTTGAAACAGGTTCTTTGTCTGCTGATACTTGGACAAAAGTGACTAAAACAATATCTGGAAATTCTAATTTAACTTTTAATAGTGATAATGGACTAGGTTTAGAATTATATATTTGGTCTTTTCTTGGCACAGATTATACTGCAAGTTCTGTTACAGAAGATGCTTGGTCAACATACGCTAATGCTGCGAGGACAAAAGATGCTACATCAACATGGTACACAACAAATGATGCAACATTGGAAATGACAGGATTTCAGTTAGAAGTTTCAGATCATGCAACAGATTTTGAGCATAGGTCATTTGCACAGGAGCTTGTTTTATGTGAACGATACTATGAAGTCTGTGAAGGAGGCATGTCAGTATATGGTACAAGTGGAACTTATCATGGTGCCTCTACACAATTTTCCACAAAAAAAAGAGCTGCTCCTACAGTTACAAGATTAAGTGATACATTGAGTTCGGGTGCTAATACGCCTTCCGCAGATAATGTCACTACTCGTGCTTTTCGTGCATTAGCACAATCAAATACTCAATTTTTACAATTTCAAACTGTTTATTCAGCAGACTGTGAACTTTAAATTATGACTTACACTTATAAAAAAATTAAAAATCCAATCGGGGAAGTTTATTCTGATTTAATCTTACGCAAAGAAGATAATGCTTTTATACCATTTGACGAAGCAAACACCGATTACCAAAATTACCTTGCTTGGGTAGCAGAGGGAAATACAGCCGAAGATGCTGACTAATTAACCTTTTCATGCATTTGCCTTGTCATTATTCCCATAGTGACGTAAAGAGGGGATAGGGCTACAATAAGCAGTAATACAAGCACACTTGAAAAAGATAGTGCTTTCAAAATTGCAAATTTAATCATTTTTCTATGCTAAATCGGATCTGTCAGGTTTTGAGTATCATCTCATTCATAATGGTAGCTTCCATGAGTGGTGGAGCGTACCTGGGCTACAAATATGTAACATCTGAAAATTTTAAGGCTCAAGTTATGAATGAAATTCTTGGAAATATACAGGGTGCTATGCCTAAAGTTTTAGACAACGTAATACCTGATGTTACAGGTCCATCAATGCCCTTACCTAAAAAATGAATTGTTACTGGTGCGATACAGAACTAATTTGGGGTGGCGATCACGATACTGAAGATGATACGGAATATTCTGTGCTGACTAATTTAACTTGCCCTAAATGCAGTTCTTATGTAGAAATCTACAAACGAAGAGATGCCTACGATTGATATACCTCGTTTTAGTATAAATGAGATTCAAATACACGAAGTACCAATATGGAAGTTTAATAATCCAGTAGTAAATTATATAAACAAACCTGTTGTAGATATTCCTGGCTGTGTAAGAGTACATAGAAACAATCTAACTAGCCTTATTGATAGTCCTAAAGATGAATATGGAACATATACAGAATGTGGTAACTTCAGTATTCCTAGTTTTGAACCTTTGGAGTATAACCCCAACGAATTTAAGTACACACAAGCCGAAACCCCCAATCAAACGGAAGAGTTTGTACCGCCAACAGTAGAGCCTCCAAAATACGAGCCAAAAAAGAAAGAAGATAAAACACTTTTTGTTGAGTGCCCTGGACCGAATGACCAAAGAGTAGGCCAATATGCTTCAGAGTTTAAACTGGAGCGTGTTATCGGACACGAGAGAAGCGAAGATGGTAGTAAATGTATAACTCTGTATGAAGACGTTAAATTCATCGAGCAATACATACCGAATCCTCCACAGCTTGTTAGCACTGCTGTTATTGCTACTGTTGCTGCCTCTACTCCATTACTGCTTAATATTGTCAAACCTTTAGTAAAAAATTTATTTAAGAAGCTGACAAAGAAGAAAGATAAGGTAGAATAATTATCCGTAGATGAGTTTAATACCCGTAACTTATCTACTGACCTATTTTTAGTTCGTGAGTGTGCGGTATAACTTGATTAGGTTTTGGAGCGATACGGACTCCTTCACATAATTTTGCGTACTCGCTTTTTGGATCGAAGTATATACCAGCTAACATCAATTCTCCACAATTTTTCAATCTTGCAATTTCATAATTAAGCATCTTTGCATTTAGTTCTTGTTTTTGTAGTTTTATCTGTGTATTTGCTGCATCGAGACAAGAGTTTTGAAATCTACTATCTAGCGGAATATTAAATGTAAACGCAAATCCAAAGTTAAGTCCTAAAGAATCTTTATTACCACTGTAATTATCCTGATAGTAAAGAATATTTCCTGGGTTATCTGGCACGTTATCATTGTTAGCATCTGTGTTGTCGTACACAGGAGTTTGATAGATGTAGTCTTGAGGCCGTCTTTGATTAAATGTTGTGGTTACGAAGGGGCTGAATCCCATCTGCGGACCAGAACAAACTATTCCATTTCCGTATTGATTTTCTACCATCGGACCACCTAAAACTTGGGTTGCGAAGTTCGATACTGAAGATGAGGATTGAGCTACAGGGGCAGCCGTATTGCTCGTATTGGCAAATACAGGATTACTTATCAGGCTTATTGCGAGAAGATAGTTGTGGTATCTGTTACGCTTGTACTTTCGATGGTTCGAGTTATGTCGGTTACGGATTCCATTCCAGGTGCTTGATAAACTTCTGTAAATTGAAAGGCATCTCCCTGAGTTGTCTGAGTCCAATTTGGTCTTTGATCTAAATTTAATCCCTGCCATGTATGAGTTGTTCCGTTTATAGTTTCGCTAACAGTGGTAGCTGCTGGAGATATAGAAGATCCATCATGCTGTATTCCTGATCCTGTAACTGAATAGAGAAACCCAGAATTATATTCTGTTGTTCGTATAGATTCTGTAATAATTGTGGAAGTTTCTGTTCGGCTGGTGGAACTACCCTGTGTGAAATTTGGAATAACTGGAACAGCGTAGCAAGGAGCAGATATAACAAAACCAAGAAGAAGTAGCCTCCTCATTCGATAGTAAGATCAACGACAAACTGACCTGTTATCACGATACCCGTTCCCGTTCCAGGTGTCATTGTAATATTGTGATTATCTAGTGCTACTGCTGCTGTGCCCACACTACCAGCACTTGTAGATGTTAAGTCTGAAAAGTTTGGTACAGTTCCTACTGTAACTGCACTACCTGGTGTGGCATCTCCTTCTAAATAGCTAGTGGAAAAACTAAACGCTTCACCACTGGTCGCTTGCGTAGCAGAAGGAAAAGTTACTGCTGGTACACCATTAGTTACAGATCCAAAGCCACCTATTGTAGCTGCTGAATTAGAGTCTACAGTTGTTACATTATTACCTGAGATGCTGTAACTAGATCCGATCTTATCTGCTGTACTTGCAGCCGATAAAGATTCAAACTTTACACTAGAAGATATGTTGTGGGTCATGTCCGCATAAGCTGGTGCGGATACAAGGAAGATAAATGGTAATAGTCTTTTCATTTGATTCCTACTTTGTTTTTACTATTATCTACTATTTTAGGACCATTGTTGTTACCTGTGCCACTTTTCTTCTGTCCTACACTAATTCCATAGCTTCCGAGCACCCCACTGACGAGTCCAGCCGTGAACGCTCCATCAATCCTTACCTTGCCCATGTACCCCAAAGTCATCATTGATAAACTCCAGGTCAAAATCATAAATCGGATCGCATGACCAAAAAGTTCACCCCATTCGATGCCTTCTTTCTCTTCTTTCTCTTCAGCCATAAAAGTAAAGATTCTTGTCTAATACTAGCAAAGTAGCTATGTTTGGGAAGTAACACATAAAAACGATGGTAAAAATTCTCAAACCTATCCTTCTAGTCTTTATCAAATCAAAAGCAATGAAGAGATTAATAGTGGATTTGCTAAAAGCAATAGCCAAACAAACGGACAACACGATAGACGATCAAGCAGTTGCTTTTATAGAAGCCAGAATGTTCCCTGGTTCTACTACTTCTCTTCAGTAACATGAAAAATGACAGCTTCATAAGATTTATCTCGACTCCTCTACCTATGGAAACACAGTTAGCAGTTGAAATGAGATGTAGAGAAGTTATGGGCTGTGATGATATAGACAAGTTAAAGGCTTTTTGCATAGATATGATGAAGAATCATGCAAGAACCGAAACTGTATTATCTAACGCAATGATGCGTATGCTGGAGCTTGAAGCAAAATTAGCTGTCCTTCAGACACCACCAATTAAAAATAAATTATTCTACAAATTTCGTCTATTTATAGAAAAACTAAAACTTATAAGACAAATAAGACAATATCAAAAGAATCACTCGCAGCGAGCGTAAGCTGCTTGTTGCCTAGAAACAGTCATCTCAGGATATTGGATCGTTTCCCATCTATGTCCACATTCGTAGCACTCTCTCCTACGAATAATTATAAATTTTGAATTTCTATCAGATCGGACTACCTTTTGATCTCCGCACTTTTTACAGTTCGGACACTCAACCCATGTTATTCTTTTCATTTTTAATTGCTGTAAATTGTTTTTAAATAATTAGTTTCAATCGCATTTCTTTGTTCTACATAGTCTTTGTTTGTCATGTTTTCAAACAAGTATCTATCAGACAAATTAGCAAGTGCTTGAAAATAGTCTTTGGTAGCTCTTCTTTGTTTTTCTGTCATTGGCATAGTATTAAACCTTAGTTTTTAAATCTTCAAAGATGTCTCTCATTTCATAGGCATCTTCCTGTAGTTTTTCTATCTGATCTTTAGCCTCTTCGATCATACGATCTAGTTTTTGATTTTCGTAGCTTTGCTCGTAGTAAGGCTCTAAGTATTCATCAATAGCGGTTCTAACCAAGGCAGATATAGACTTACCAGGGCCACTAAGGTTCTCCAATGCCTTATGTTGATGAGGACTCAGTTGAACTGTGGTTCGGATAAGTTTTTCTTTTTTAGCGGTCATCTTTTTTAATGTAGTATAGTAGAATGAGGACTTACAGATCAGGTTAGCTTATTTAGTAGTCTATGATTCGGGAACCCATTAGAACCCTTTGACCCCTACTAAATCTTCGATGAGAACTTGTAATATCATTTGTAAAATTGTGCATTTAGAGTATGAGGGTCATGGCTCCCAAGATTACAAAAAAGCAGCGTAACCACCTGGGAGATGTTACAGGTGGATCTTGCCTCAGATATTATGTATAAGATGCAAATTTTTCGTTTAATCTGCCATCTGCGACAGCTTGTTTTTCATCAGCAACTCTTTCTTCATCGGTAACTTCTCTCCAATCACCTAAAGGACAACCATCTGGTTTGTATATCCACCA